AGATTGCTCTCTGCGGACTTCTTGCTTGATGAGCTTAATTGCTGTCTTGCGGTCTTGTATCGACCTAAGCGAAGGATTGACCCTGACTGCTTGGGCGAGGTTGAGGTCCTCGGAGATGGTTCCGAGGGCAATTCCGAGTTCTTCCGCTGTGTCACGGACCCCCCACCCTTCCTTCTCTTTGTCTTTGGCCGGACGCCCTGTTTTCGCGATCCCATGTTCTTCCTGTCTCAGCCCATGTAACTCCTCAGTTTGGACTGCCTGTTCATACCAGGGGAGGTTCATGCGTTTGAGATTCTCATGGCATCGACGAATCTTAGCCTGCCTCGGAGTCATGTCCTCAACGATGGCTTCGATTTCCGTCATGCCAATTCGGAGAGCAGCAACGATGCGCATCAATCCAAAATTGAGAGCATATTTCTTGATATCTTCCGAACAAGGAATAGAACTGTTCAGTGCGCGAACACTTATCGCCTGCAACTGTCCAAGCTCCTTCATCGAATCCGCGAGTTCAGCAACCTGACTCTCGAGGGACTTCTTGCTCTGATCACCACCTGCCTCAAGATCCTTCGTAAGATCGGGCGGTGTGTATTCGATGTCTGCTATCGCTATCTTCATATTCTCTCCGTGATTAAGCAGACTCAGGAGCAAGGGAGCCTCGTCCCAAGATTTCAAGCCGCCGGCGATTCAGCCTCGTATTGCCGGCCATCCTGTTAGACTATCTACTCGTCGAGATCCTCGGCGCTGTCGTCCGTGTCGTCGGACTCGTCGTCGTCACTGTCGTCATCGTCATCATCATCGACAGCGTTGAGGTCGTCGTCATCCTTGTCGAGTTCGGCGCGCGTGGCATCCTCCTCGCGCTCCTTCTCGACCTTCTCCTGTTCGAGGTCCTTGTTGTCCTGTTCACTCATCTGAGTCTCCTTGTTGGTTGGTATAGTGCCTCTGTCTATCCCGAGCCACTGGAATGAGGAGACTTCTTCGTAGTCATAGTATCCCCACTGTTGAAGTTCCTCATTCCAGTATGGCATGACGAAGTTAGCCGAGACCGCCAACCGGGACCGACGACGCCGGCGAACCCGACCCACCGACCGACGCGGGAGCCCAGTCGTTGATCTTGTTCGTGGGCCGACCCTCATACTTGTCGGTCAGAATCTCGACGCGCACCTGCATCCCCTTGATGGTGCTGAAGTCGAACTCCGCGCCGGTGTCCTCGGAGACCGCTCCGCCGAACGCCTTGATGATCGGAACAGCGAGACCTGGAGCCTTCTCCGAGACCCAGTAACGGAACGGGACACCCAGCGCGTCGCCCTCCAGCCCTTCCAGGTCGATGACGATGTTGTTGCTCTTGCCGTCCTTGGCAGACTCGAGCTTGACGTCGGTCACCTTGCACAGGTAGTAACCCGGCCGGATAATCTTGGACCGCTTGACGTCCTGTGGTGTGACTTGAAACTGCATTCCCATAAAGTCTGTCTCCTAACGTGCCCACTTAAGGGCTGGTTTACGCTCCTCTTAGTTTTGGTGAGGAGCTTGCTACACACTCACTTACCCGCTTCTACTCCTTTCTGCTGAGAGGCGATGTGCTCCTGCAGCTTGATGTTATACTCCTCCAGATACTTCTTGACCTCGTTGAAGGCGTTCTTGTTGGTCACGTCGAAGTTTGCTGGAAGAGGGAGAGCGGACTTGGCAAACTCAGTCCCGATGGTTTGAGTATGCACGATACGTTGGGGAGACGAGCCGGGCCTGACCTCGATGTGCCAGACCTCGTTGAAGTAGCCGGGAGCCATCGCCGCTGTCTTTGCTCCGTAAGCAGCGATGGAGGTAGTCTTGGTCACGCGCATCGAGTTGCCTTGTCCCGACGTTTCGAGCTTTGGCAGGGGATGGACTGTCCAGATGACGTTGCATGGCAGCACCTTGGATACGTCGAGACTCTGAGTGACGAGTGTGGTCTCTCCCTTGTATTCGTCGAAGTCGGGGATTACCAAGCCGCCCTTGGAAGTCGCCGTCGCCTTGCCCTCAGTGTGCGAGCGGACGTCAAGCTGGAACGTCACGCACGTTACTGAGAAAGAAGTGAAGGAATCAATCACGATGGTCGACCACGGGCAGTAGTCCTGGAGCTTGTTGAACTCCTCAGCGAATTGGATCAAAGACTTGATGTGGATGGTCTGCCCGAACGAGTCCTTGAACCTGGTCTCGCGCGCACCATAGATGTCGTATTCGATGTCAGTCCGCTGTGGATAGAACCGCTTGAGGATGTCCAGTTTGCTGCCATCGAACATGAAGAACTTGATGGGTCCGGGGAAACTGCCGGCAAGCACAGTCTTCCCAGAGCCATTGTCGCCCTTAAGCATGAGCATGAGGCGCCCGCCGAGGATTATGTCGCTAGTCCTTGGCATCGGGCTCGTCATCTTCAATCTCGGCAGCCTCTTCTGGGATACTTTCGAGTGGCGAGATAGCAGCGTTTACCTCACTGATGGCATCGTCGAGAACGTCCCTGACTCGTCTCAAGTCACCCTGAGCCTCGTCGAGTTTGTCGTAAGCCCTCTTGACCTCTTCGAGCACTTCTTTCTTAGTCATTTCCACTCCTTTTTTACCACAATGTAATCAGCATCGTCAGTCAGGAAGTCCCACCATCTCGGCAGCGTCACGACGATAAACGTCAGCACGAGCGAGATGAATCTCATCTTTAGCCCTCCAAAAGTTTGTCCAAGTTACTGATGACCGAATCGATGTTTACTGTTCCCTTCGTCTCAGTGCATTTCGGACAGTGGGGTCTCGCGAGATAGGTCGAGGCGTAGGTCATCTGGAACGTGTCTCCACAACGCCAGCAGACACACTCATCCCCGACGACTATCTCGCGTGCCTTGAACGTAGTGCATCCTGCGAGCTGACACTTGAAGATGTAGTAGGGCTCGTCGGCCTTCTGACGAGACTTCCACTGGATGCGACGATACTTGTGCGCACCCTCGTGTGTCTTTTTCTTAGGCATTAGTCTTTTCGACTTTCTTGTCTCGCGTATGGGGAGACCAGGGTTCGCCCACGTAGAAGTTCGTCATGAGCTTGAACTCACGAACTTCCGGGATGCTCTCGCAGACCTTCTGAAAGATACACCCCGAGTATTTATCGCACGACGTGAAGTTGGGAGGAAAGTATCCCGTGTCGATGTAGTTGACCAGCACGCGCGTCCAGTAGATTGCCTGCTCTTCCCACTCGTTGAGAATTGGCTGATTGTAGGAGAGGAATGGACGCTCGAACCGTTCTTTTTCAGACAGGGTTTTCTGAAAGCCAATCTTGTTCACGATGAAATTGTAGCTGCCCGTCGCCCAGCAATATCCCATAAACTGATTGGAGAGCTTTGTTGGACTTCCCCTGCGTGAGGACGTCTTGTGGTCGACGACGAAGATGCCATGTGGCGTGTCAGCTATGAGGTCGATGACGCCCTCATACAATACCTGTAAACCCTCTTTGACCACGGTGCCTATCGCCCCAGGGGTGCCTTCAGTAGCTACGACGTCGCCAACACGCCACATGACCTCATCATCGCGGCGATACAGAACCTTCGAGAATGGGCGCTCAACCTCAAGCGGCATCCATCCATCGCTCTGATACCACACCGCGTATTGCATGAACTGAGAGATGTTCTCTTGCACCGTGGAGTCGGGTAAGTCCATGTCGACGGCAGCAATCGTAGCGACCTGCTTTGCTTCGTCGAGAATCTTAGCGATGTCCTTACGCCGTTCCATCCGAGCCCGATAGTAGTGAGCCAGCATCCGATGCATGAGGTCACCCTTCTCGAGTGCCTCTGCCTTCTGAGTCGGTCGCCAGTTGTCAAGGAACTCCAGCTTGACCTTGCGCGCACAGTTTGCGACTGTGTTGAGTATCTGCGAGTCGAGTGCTATTGTTCTCATGGGTTATTCGCCTACTATGGATTGAACTTCGTCGTTCCAGAACATATCAAAGCCGTTGCTTCTCCAAGTGCATAACTCGTCTTCATTTTGGGGAGGCATCTCGTCTATAAACCAGCCTATACGGACTATCTCGGGGTCTATCTCTATAGCTATCTCGCCCTCATAGCTATGCCGATACTGCTTTCCCTTATGCTCTGTGGTAATGACAATCCGAGCCATCAAGACATCCCCACAGGAAATACGTGCAAGGACCATTGGAGATAGGCTTGGCAATCGTCAACAAGCCCCTCATCCAGAAGTAGGTCGTGAGCCTTTAGGTCCCAGGTCTCTACGACTAAGTCTTCTCGCTTCATCTGAGCGAGTGGTGGCAAGTGAGGACTAGAAGCCATCTCAAACAGGCTCTCAATCTGGGCCTGACTCCTAAACTGGAACACACCAAGAGTTCGACAACACTGGGAGACGTTCGAGTAATGCCCCTTACCGTGATTGACGCCCATGAACAGGCCCGCCGTCTTGTGTCTCACTTGCCACATTTTGTTTCCTATCGACGCTTCTTGTCCCAGTCCTTCGCGAGTCGGCTCTGAACCGCCTTGAGCTGTTTTGTCGCCGTCGAAAGCTGCCGTGCGAGGCCAAGATTCTCCTGCTTGAGCTGTTCGAGAGACGAGCGAATCCAGCCCTCGTTGACCTGCTGGTTGATCTCGTTGTGCGCGCGATTGATATTGCTAATGTTCACATTCTGTTTCTCGACCAGCGCAAACAAGGTCTTGATGAGGCTCTTGTTCTGAGTTTCCAGCTTGTCGAGTTCACTGATGGCCGCGCTGTGAGCTGCCTCGACGCTCCTTCGACCCTGGTTTTCCTTGTAGAATGCCTGGTCGAGACCAATGATTCTTCGATCAAACTGCTCAAGCCTCTCGACACGTTTCCGCAGCTTGAACTCCGCGACGTCGTGCTTGGCGATAAGTCGAAGCTGAGCCGTCGGATTGTTTACGATATTTTTCACAAGATGATCGACATCAGCCTCGGGATTGATCTTATTGTCCATCATCATGCGAAGATGGGGGTCAGCCACCTCTGTCTCACCGGGCCTATCACAGACCTGATTCGACCCACTACGATACGGTGACGACTCCAAGACCTCAAGGCGCTTTGCCTCTTGATTAAATGCCTGGGCCAGCTCTCTCAATCTGTTAGCAAGTTCACTCATTTATTCCCCCCACTCTTCCCTAGTCCAGTTAAGCCTGAGCACCGTGATGTGTCCAGCTTCACACCTGTAGAAGTCGCACGCGTCCTGAGCCCCCTGTCGTGCTGCCCTCTGTCTTCCAGTTTTCAGGAGACAAGTTGGACAGACAATAAATGCCACAGATTTGGTAGTAGAAGTGTTCGTGGGCTGAACACTTTCTACCTTCTCCTTGTAGCCATCGGTGTAGTGGTCCTTATTGAGCAACCACCTATCAAGGTCTCTTGTTGTCATTATGGCTCCACAATCGTCCAAGCCAGCGCGAAGTTGTCGTTCCAAGTGAGTCGATGAGGCTTACCCGGACGCCAGCCATCAATGTATTGACGCCATCCACGTTCGGGAAAGCCACGTGACGGCAGCATCCCATCGACGGTCCAGAGGAGGAGCCGAGCAAACGCGCACGCCAGAACATCGTTGTTCGCTATCGAGGTTGCGACGACGATGACTGAGGGCGTGTAGATGAGTTCCTGACAGACTTGAATGGCAAAAGCTCGGGTCGATGGGTGCTCTATAACGCCCTGAACTCCAGCCTTCTCGAACTGCCAAAAGCCCTGAGCAGGCCCGCCTCCCATCTGACGACGATGTTCGAACCGCGACTCCTGCAAGCCTATCGCCAACAACATGGCTCTGGAGGCGGGAGTGTCCATCGAGCCGGGGAGAAGTCCAAAGGCTGCGGGGAAGATGTAACTGTTGATGTTGTGTATCACTTCTTATCCCCTTTTAACTTAAAGATTGGTGGACGAGCATGCCAGTCTCCTGAGAATATAGGCTTCGTGCTTCGTTGTATGTCTCTCCAACGAGTGGCTGGTATGATGGAGAATTCAGGGAAGACGATTGTCTTAACTCCCGAATAACCTGGGACAATTTGAAAACCGTCCTCATACTCCAATGCCATGCCCGCAATTCTCGCAGACCTCACCGGACCACTTCGACCCACACGACGGGCATTTTGAAATCGTGCTCTTTCGAGTAGGTAATCCACTTGTTCGGGAGACAACTCTGACATCTCGTCGTATCCCACTATCTGGATTGGACTCTCGCCAATAGAGGGACCCAATCTCTCCACAGACTTGCAACCATCGCTTGGGGTCGTTGCAGACTTCGATGAGCTTTTCGATATGCTCAAGTCGATAGCCGTGTTTTCGTCCATAGAGTTCGACCCACCATTCCCTTTTGAGCCTTTTGATTTCGTCATAAAGCCTGCAACAAATCTCTGCTCGAAGTCCCATGCTCAGATCAGGCATCTTGTCCTTGAAGCCTACTGAGAAAACGGATTCCGGGTATACTGTAATCCTGTCCCCATGCTCATGACAAGATGAACAGCATACCCCAAACTCGCCTGCAAGGTCTTCACAGGTATGGACGAAGGGTTCTTTAGCCACCCCAAATCTTCCGAAAGAATGCCTTGATACCCCAGCCCTTGCTCTCCGAGATGCCAGCCTGCGCCCCGTATGAGATACCCTTGTCCTCGTGCTCACGCTCGAAGATGACGTCGATGCTCTTGTCATCCCTAGAAGCCTCACCTTCGAGTCGAATCTCATTGTGTGCGGCGTCCTTGATGGCCTTGGCGAGGAGATCTTCTTCCTTCGGTAGTTTATCCATAGATAACTTTCTGCACCCCGTGGATAGAACAGACGAGCTTGTAGCCGGCGATCTTGACACGCTCTCCATTGAGTCTGAACGTCCCCCTGCCCTTCTCCTTCGTGCGCTGATGGAGAGGCTTCTTGCCGAGCTGCACGCTGCACCTGCATCTGTTATTCATCATAACCCTTCTCTCTCCGAAGTCTTTCCGATCCAGACCGCCCTGGCTCGAATCCTTCGTTGCGGACTCGGTCGGTTTTACGCTGTGCATCAGTCTGAGCAGAGGGCAGACGGTTCTCGCGCGCCCCATCTGGAGTCTTCTCCCTGTAGATGCGCTCGATTTGGGTAATCTGGTGTTCGCTGAGCCAGCCCCTCATCTTGTATTGACCGATGATTGAGGGAATAAACTCCTTCTCCCAGTGGTTTAGATCGGTGCCCCTGTCCTGGATGGCATCAATCATCTCTTGAATCAGCTCGTAATCAGGCATCAATCTTTCCCCCTTTCTATATTGGTGGCCCGCTCCTCTACCTGACGGAGACGGACCTCGGCAGCTTCTGCGCGTTCGGCCAAAACCAGCCGCTCGCCCTCCAAAGAGTCAAGGAACATAAACCACGACGTGTCCTGGCCCTTTTGCAGACGGCGGCGTTCGCCTTCGGATTTATGCCAGAGCCGTGCGTCGTTCTCTACGCTGTCAAGCTCTCGCAGGAGTTCCGCGATACGGGCTTCGGCCTTTCTGAGTGCCAAAGCGTCAAGAACGATTCTCTGAGCGCGGTATTCTGCGGCTGCCTGTCTGTGTTTGGCGCTCTCTGCTCTGGCCCGCAGTTCGTCTTGTTCTGCGCCCATCGCCGCAATGGTATGGCCGCGCTCAGAGACTTCTTCAGCAAGCTTTTGAATCTTGGCTGAGATGCGGTCGTAGAGCGGCTTCCCCTTTGTCTCGCCTGCGTCAGAGCACTCGTCCAGCCGCACATGACCCATACGGGCCTCATTGAGGGCCTCGTCCCGCTCGTTCACGGTGTAGTGCAGAGCGGTTTTCAGTTCGTCTCGCTCCCCCTGGATCTCCGCGAGCCTCGCAGATTGAAGGGTGAGATCAGACTGAAGTTGGGTGAGGTGCGCCAAAATACTAGGAATGTTACGTGCAAGCTCGCGCAACGTCGCCGCACGTTCCACGAGCAGTGCCGTATACACCAACCCTTCGACGGCCACGCGGTCATCAATCAACGCCGCCCCGTATGTTAAGGCGTCTGAAATGTCCAGCCTCGCCCGGATCCCCGCCAGGGTCGCCTCGTCCTTATTAGTCATAGGACTCCCCGACAATCAGCGCAACGAAATCGCTTCGGCTTCGACATGTCTCCGTCGGGCCACATCAGCTCACCCCCAAATGACGGCTGCATCTTGCCGCAGTCATAGCAAGTTTTCGAGTGCATTTTGTTTCGAGCCGCTTGATAGATGAGAGCCATTTCTGGCTCTGTCCATCTTTCCCGAGTAATGAACTCAACGAGGTCCTTTACGACCTGGTCTCTTGGAACCTGTTGACCCTTTGAGCGTGCTATCGCCTGTTCTATCGGCGTCTGTCGGTTTATCACTCCCACTTAATCCCCCCAACGCACGTATCATTCGTGCTTTTTCCTCTGGTGTTCTGATGTGGAGCCTTAGCAGCCCCTCAATCTGGTCTAATAGAAACTCGTGAACGACTTCGTGCCTGATGAGAGGCTTAGGCTTGTGATCCTCGACCTTCTCATCAGGCACCTTACCTACGACGCGAGAGCCGAACTTGAGGTCCATGTCTTTCTACGTGTCGGACTCTCCCCCGAGGGTCTTGATACGTTCGACGAGAGCCTTATCGATGAGCCCTTTGACTTCCAGGTCGGTCACTCGCTTGCTCAGGTGCTCGTCAACGGCCCTTTCGATGGCTCCCTTGTAGCGGCCCATCTGCGTGCGGACCTGATTGTCTACGATTGCGTTGACCTGACGCATCACCGTCTCTTTGATGGTCGTCTGAAGAATCTCGTCGGGAATCGTAAACTTGACATCCATCTGAACTACCTCGCCGCCATCACGTAGTCAGTCGAGGCCTGATTGCAGACCATGAACGAGACGAAGTGCGCGCACCAACCACCCTGGCCGTCGGCGCGCGTCTCCTGATAACTGCCGGCGATGTAGGCCACGAGCACCACGGCCACGAACGCGAGAATCAGTCTCTTATGTTTCATCATTTTCAATCTCCAAAGGCTTTACGTGCAGCCTCTTTGCCCGACGTTGCCGCCATTCTCCAGAACTCATAGGAGTTCAGCTGCTTCGACGCCAGCGCCCACTCTCCCATCGCGAACGCCTGGACGTAAGAGTTCCAGTAGAGAATCGCTCTCACCTCGAACTCGTTCATGTCCGAGGCTATTTGTGCTCTACGTGGCACCGGATACATTAGCGCCCATCCTCGTCGGGAAACATGTCCTCGCCACGAGCCGCACGCCTCTCAGCCGCCCTCAGGCAACGCGCACAGATGGATGATGGAGCCCCAACGCGCAACACTCGGCCACAGCCACCGACACACCGCCACCGCTGACGTCCCTTGCTGTCGATCTGCGGACAATCACCCGACTCGTGGCCGCAGCAGGGATAATCTTCACATCTTGCCATCATGCACCATCAATTCTGTCTGCTTCTCCATGAACTCGACGATGACTTTCAGGTCGATCACCTCGAACTGCCAATCATCTTGAAAGGCGCTGAACCACCACTTGCCGTCCTCGAGCCGGACCTCTCCGACCACCTCGCCGTTCTCGATGACCTTGAACACCTCGTCGAAGTCGTTCTGCTTGTTAAACTCCAAAGCCATCATGCTCTCCTTATCAACGAGTCCACTGAGAGACCCCACAGGGTTATGTCTAGACTTCTGGGGGTTGTCCCACTGAGTATCTAGACTGTGGGGTCTCTCAAACCCTACTTGCGAAGTTTACACCGACACACGGGGCAGATAGAACCTCGTGCCAGATTGAACTCACGCGCGCATTTGGGACACTTCATCGAATTATATTGCTCCTTCCCTTTTGACGAATGATGCTCGCCAGCTCTTGAAAGAGACTTGACTGGTCCCAGGGAACCGTCTTGCCATCGAGCGTCTGTCCGACCGTAGCACGCTTCTGCTCAATCAACTGAGTCAGCCACTCGTCTATCGTGCCAATCGCTATGAGGTAGGCCGCGGTGATGATACCACCTTCTGACCTCTTGATTGTCGTGCCGGGCCGTGGGAATCGAGCTTCGGCTTGCTCTTCGTTCGCCGGATTCCACTGACGCTCGACTACTAAGCAGTCCGAGCAGAACTGAAGGTTAAGTCCCTCGCCGGCAGCCAATGTAGACGCCACGAGAATACGGCAGCCCGGTGTCCTGAAGCGGTCGACGTTTCTCTGACGCTCCTGAACGTCCATGTCCGACGTAATCTCGGCTGCTCCTTCGTAGCCACCATCCTCAAGCGTCTTTTGGAGCTTGCGGATAATCATCTGTCCAACGTCTTTATGGTGGACGAAGATAGTCAGCTTGCGATTCGTGCCGAGCAGGAACTCCTCAGCGTAGTCGACTGCGTCTTGCGCTTTGCTTAGACCAGTCAAATGGCGCATCTTAGCGAAGTATCCGAGGAGATTCGTGCTATTCCAATCGGCATCAGCGTCGAGCCCTTCGTAATAGTCGATAAAGTCGGCTACTACCTTTTTGTAGGCCTCGAGCAGCCCTTCCTCCATGTCCACCTTGCGGAACGTGCGGAAGATGGGCGGCAGGTCGGGGAGAACGTCCTCTCTCTTGAAGCGAATAATCCAGTCTTTTGTCTTTTTCTCGAACATGACGGGATACTTAAGTCCATAAGCCTTGATACCGTCATACACAACGTCGTCACGGAGGAACTTTGCCTCTGAGGGGAACTGCTCAGGGTTGACGAAATTGAGTATCGAGAAGTATTCCCCCGCGTTGTTCTTGATTGGCGTCCCTGAAAGACCACGTCGATGTGAAATGCCGGAGAACATGCGCCTAAGAGCTTTCGTCCGCGCCGAAGTGCTGTTCTTAAACTGCTGACACTCATCGACGGTGACACTCTTAAAACGCGCACAAGTTGCCTCGTCCCATTTGAGGTTTCGCAGCATGTCTCCCGACACGATTACGACGGGGAACAGGTCCAAATAGGGCTGCTCTTTCGACGAGTAGATGACCTGGGCCGCGATGCCTGCCCATCTGTAAGTCTCCGCGAGCCACTGGAGCCTAAGACCAGACTTAACGATGTAGAGAGCGGGCAACATCGCTGCCTTGTTCCTCAACAAAACAGCCAAGTCGCAGACCGTCTTGCCGAGTCCCATCTCATGTGCGATGATTGCGTTCCCACCAGCAGCCTCGACGAACTCTACGGTCTTGATCTGATAGTCGAAAAGCATCCGACCATCTTCCGACACAATTTCATCGGGGCTCGGGGGTGCCAAAGCGTCGCGCGTGATTGTGTGCTTGCAGTCCAGAGTGATGTAAATTTTGTTACCAGCCTTGAGAGCCGACTTCTGGACCGCAATCTTCTTGCAGAATGGACACTTGCGCTTGATGACGGTGATTTTGCTCATGCTGTCAACCCGCAGTCTGGGCAAATCTTACCCTTGAGTGGGGCTGAGAGACCCATAAGCGGGGCCGAGAGACCCAAGAACGCGTCACTGTTACACTTGGGGCAACGAGATTCGTCAAGAACTTCTATCACAAGCTCGTGCGTGATGTCCTTCGGAGCTGGAATGGGCTGACCTTCGTCGTCCAGGTCGAACAGATCCCACATACGTTCCTTGACGGCCTCAGCCACCTCTCCGAGCATGTCCTGATTGACAGAGGGGTGAAACTCCACCTTGAACACGATGAACAGCTTATTTGCCATCACAGCACCTCAATCAACCCGAAACACGATAAAATCAATCTTCTCGACCGTCTGCGCGTGAGCCTTGAGCCAGCGGACGATTTCCACGGGCTCCGAGAAATGCACAATCCGATACCAGCCAGCGTAGGCATTGAGCCAGTAACCGAGATGATAGACAAACATAGGAGAATCAACCCTTCATCAAGAGGTCAGCATAATCAAATGCCGCCTCAACCTTCGCCTGTTTCGACGCCTGTCCGGTGAGTCCGTGCGTAGGCGTATCCATCATCGACTTGAGAATCGCGCAGGCCAGCATCATCCGAACAATCTTCTCAGGATGCCGACCAGTCCTCTCTGCGTATTCGACTAAAAGCTCGTCCATGACTACCTCGTTAATTGTTCGGTCTGCGAACACTTTCTGCCCTGTATTTAGGACTTGAACTTCGCAATGAGCGCTTCGAGGTTCGCAGGGATGGCCGTTCCGACCGATGTCAGCGTCGTCCGAATAGTCGCTTCGTCCATCTGGAGCTTGACGAACTGCTTGACCTGCTTTTCGGCCGTCGTCAGTCCAGCGTCGGCCTTCGGAGATTTCGGCGCTTTTGCTGCCTTTTCGGTTTTGACCTTGCGGCCACTCATGAACTCGGAGTCTCGATCTTTCAGACCCTTGAGCTTCTTGGCGTCGACCAGGTGAAGCTTGCCCTCGTAAGTGGCCTTGATCGCGTTCTTCTGAATCTTGACCCTACGGATCATGCGTTCGAGACGATGCCGAAGCGTTAGGAGGTCGTCAGCGCTGAGGTCTTTGACCTCTGCCACCGTAGCGTTGAAGGTCGCCAGATACTCCTCGTCAATGTCTTCCATGTCTGCGAGCTTCGGGGAGACTTCAAGAGGAACCTCGGGTAGGTCTGCAATCGACACGTTCGGTGCCGTGGGGTGAGCCAGGGTTGGGATAATGCTACCCTGGACGATGTAGTTCTCTGCATCGATTGCTGCACGATGTTTGCAGTCCGTGCAATCAGCGGCGCTTGCCTTCGGAAAAGTCACGTGGAATCGGCAGAGACGCACACCATCGAGGAGTTGAGAAGCCTCACACGCGCACACGTCGCAGCCGCCGTCAATCTTCATAGCGTCCTTGATAACCTTGGACACTTGAATCTCCCAGGCCCGTTCAGCGTCCCTCGTAGCCTTGAGGTCGCCGAGCCCTGTGGGAACGTCGGTCTCTCGCAGTTCGCTTGCGGGAGTGTCCTCGATAGTGGGGAGGACGTTTTCAGCGTCTTCTCCTAAAAGGTCTCTCAGGTTGAACTCGTCTTTGTTTGACATATCAGTGTCCTCGAATCACGATTGTTGACGTATCGTCTTGAGCCTGCGCAGGACCGTTGTCAGCTTGCGCTCTCGAGCCTTGCGTTGACATACTGCGATGCAAGCTATCTTGGTAGGACAGCTCTCGCAGTAGCGTCTCGACAACGGCTCGTTTCGTCCATGTCCCATGTTTTTGCTCTAGGATGAAAACAAACGACCTGTAGTATCGTGGCGTTTTTCGGTTATATTCATGGCGTTTTTTGGGCAGATTCTAGTGTAACACACTTTTCATCGATCCTACAAGTCCTTTAGAATCAACACTTTAGCCCCACTTTGTGATCCAAAGAGGCTTCCATACCCCTGTCCCCCCCCATTCGATGGGGCCAAGCCCTTGATCCCATTTTCGGTCATATATCGGAGGTCGATATATTGAGGTTTTTATATCGGGGGTTTTTATAATGTGTTTTTTTATTCTTATATATATATAAAACTAATATATACAATAATCATGCCATCTTTCAAACTGACCTAAAAAGTGGACACTCGATGACCGAAAACGGAACACTCGGACAGCCCTTTTATAACAGGGGGGACCCCCATCGGGCTTGTAATTATAGGTTAAGTCCTTTAGAATCAGCGGTTTACGAGGATTCGACACACCAAAAAAACGCCATAAAAACGGGCAGAATATGCCAGAAAAACGGCTATAAAACGGCCAAAAATATAAAAGCGTAAGAAAAGCGAAAACTCATATAAGGCCCAAGGTGCGATCGCGAGCTCGGCCTATAGCTAAGTGCCAGGATCGAATTGAAAACTGTTCAGGGGCAGCCTAAACTGTTCTAGGGGCATTGTAGCGTATGACCCCCAACGTGCGGTCAGTCCGGGAGCACCGTCCTATAAAGTGGACACTATTATATCGGGTGACAAATATTGTCAGCCTGAGTCGAAGCGCGTCCACTTTAGTGGACGTAAAATATATTTCGGTTGTGTATTGATTTGCGTCCTATTGGGGCTTGCGTTCCGGTAGAATGTTCTTGGCTGGCGCGAATGCCAGCCAAATCAAAGGACGGTTATGGAAACCATCACAAACGAACAGACGACGACGGAGACGGCCAAGGTCGAAAAGGACGCGATTGTCCTTCTGGCGCACACGGACGAGCGGATTCCCGAAGCCGCGCGTCCATTGGTCGAGTCCGGCGCGCTGGAAGCCGAGGTGAAGACGGTCGAGGTCGAGGTCAAGGGAGCCAAGGACAAGGCCAAGCGTGACTACGTCCGGCTCACGGCCCTGAGCATCGAAGGCGCGCTGTTTCTGGTTGGCGGCCGCATGACAAAGGTGTCGGCCAAGGACGAAGATGGCAAGGACGTGCCAGTCGAGCAGCGCGGTAACGGCGTGCTCGATTACTTCAACTACGGCTACGACCTCGGGGTCCGCTCCACCGTTCGCAACGCGCTTCTGCTCACGCTGGAAGGCCCGGAGAAGGCTATCGAGCGTGGCGTGAAGGGCTTGATGGCCGCTGGGATCGATGAGACAGTGGCTCGCGCCATTGTCATCGAGCAGCGCAAGCTGAAGGGCTTGGCGGTCTAACAGCGACGGCGTGCAAGACGGTGGGCTGGTATGATCGCCAGCCCACCCAACTACCAAGGACGTAAGGACCGGCTGTCTTAGGATGGCCGGTCTTTTTTTGTCACAAGCCTGTCAATATAATGACACTCCACCGTCAATGCCCTGACACTACCGCCCGTATGGACCCCCGTAGCGGGTCCCATAAACTCGGGGAGGGGGGAAGGCTTCCATATAAACCTGCCTGTCCGACTTTAGCCCCCTACTTTTATAAATGGTTCGTTTATATCCAGAGCAGATAGTTATAAATGGGTCCCCTATATTTCGGGTTCCCTTGTATCCAGACCAGATTATAAATAGAGTCTCATACAGACTACGGTATAAAAAAGACAACATGAAAAGTGTTCGGCGTATGAACAGTTCGTATTCCGCAAAATCCCTAGGAAAAACCGACTTGACTTTAGAGGGGAGGATTGCTACACTCATTAGTGCGCGGGGGCGTCTCGCCGTCCTTGCGTCTTATTCTCTGAGGAGTGGGTAGGACGTGAGTTGTTTGATGCCGCCGCGCCTTTTCTCTATGTTGGATACGTAATGTTTATCTCAGACGAAGAAGCCTCTTCGAGGTTAAAGTCCTCTCAGAATGTCCTTAACGTAATAAATAAGGGCAGGGCGGAGCTTCCTTCGACGGTCCCATCTGCGCAAGACCCACCAGAACTCCCATCAGTAGACGAAGTTGAGGAGTCTCTAACTTCTCAATACCCCGAAATAGAGGCGGCCCTCGAAGCACCGGACGGTAAGTTCCTTCGTAAGATCCTAGGGATGAATCCTAGCGGTCGAAAGCTAGGCATTCCTAATATGCCTCGAGAAATACAAGCGGCAGTTGCGACGACGGCTCAAGTTGCGACTATCACGCTGGCCGCCGAAACTTTTGGGACGTCAGTTCATCACGCGCACGAGCTGAAGCATGGATATACCAACCAAGCTTCTCAATACGGGGGAGAAGCTCCCGACAAGCAACTCGCCGCTATTATAACCCAACAGAAGAAACAAGTCAGAGACCTGGCCTTTGAGAAGCTGACTAAAGCTCTCGGCCTTATCACTGACGACAAGCTTATCCTTGTGACAGATGTGGTCAAGCTGTCACGAGTTGCGCGCGATCTTTCTGGCGTTGTCGAGAAGGTCTTGCCGAAAGAGGCTACGAATACTGGGGGCGTCCACTTCCATGTGTGGCGACCCGAGATGCGTGAAGAGTCCTCTTACGAAACTATTCCCGTGTCGAACCGCTAGACTCCAAAGCCTCCTACTCCTATGGATACTCAAACGCGCACAGAGACAGGCGTAGTCCGAAAGCTCAGAGAGGGCTATGGATTTATCGCAGGGAATGATGGAATTGATTACTTTCTCCATTGGACTGCGATGAGACCTGAATCGAAGTTGTTTCGTGAATTAGTCGTGGGGGATAGGGTAGAGTTCGAGAAACACACGGCTCCAAAGGGGCCTCGTGCAATCGAAGTTCGAGTCACTCCTTAATCCTGATACGGGGGTTCTATGCTAGTAAGAGTCGTCATCGCAGTCGTCGCGGCGGTCATAGCCATCGCACTTCTCGGGGCAGTCTCTGAGGCAATCGGACTTCCCATCAACTCTAACCTGATGCTCATCTTCAAGTTTGCATTGCAGGACTAGCCTTCTTCTACATCCTCCGGGGTCGAAACTGGTCAGACTCCGTATAACTCAAAAGACGCCTAACTCAAAACGGTTGCTCAATAGGAGATAGAACAAATGACCGAGACAGCGAAACCAGCTCCAGCAGTTCCCGACCCGACTCCACAAGCAGCGCCAGTCGCGGGCTCGTTGCAGGGAGCCAATCCTCCGGGGACGATTACTCCCAGCGCGACGGGGGCTTCGCCCGCTACTCCTCCAAAACCAGGACCAGCACCCGACCCGCACGAACCCAGCAAGTTTCTCGAGAAGGAAGCCGAGCTCGAGGAAACATCTTTCACGAAGAACAAGGACGGGAATTGGGTGGACTCGAAGGGAGTCCTCGTCAATCCCCAGGCTGTCGACGCGAACGGTAAACTCATCGGAGCTGTGCCAGTCGAGAAGCCGGTCTACGTCATGGATCCCAACGACCCGACCAAGATGCTCGTGGAAGACCCCAAGTCGAAGGAGCATCTCGTCGACGTGGTTACGGGGATCAGGACTCACCGCAAGACTGGCAAGAGAACGAGGAAGGTGGCAACCGCCCTCAAGCCAGGCACGAAGTCAATCGTTGCGCGCGAGTATGTTGGGACGGGTCCTCTCACCGTCAACACACCGGGGGGCGACGTCAAGGCCTACTCCGGCGACTTCATCCTGACCTTCGATGAGCCGCAATTCGAGATCAAAGATGCGGTGCGTGTCCCGGTGTGGGATGCGATCACGAAGCGCCAGAAGATGAAGCAGACGAACCTCGTGATTTCCAAGGAGCAGATGGCCGTCCTCGGTTGGGTCATCGACTACGAGGAAGTCGAAGTTCTGGCTGATCGTCCCCTCTAATTTCTTAGCCGGCTGGGTGATTGATTGGGGTTACGGCAACCCGAGCACTGTCTTAACCAGTAGTCAGTATTCAGTGCGTGCAACAACCTAGCCGGCTGAGAAAGTAAAATGCCCGTCCAAGTAACCGGAAGATACGAGAAGGTATGGAGCCCCCATCAGAGACAGGTGGATTTCATCTCCATACCCTTCTCGGTCTTCGAAGCGATGTATGGAGGAGCGGCAGGAGGGGGCAAGTCGGAACTCTTACTCATGTTGCCAATCGTCTATGGGTGGCACGACATTACAGGGTTCAACGGTATTCTCTTTCGTCGCACGTTTCCTCAGTTAGAAGAGTCGCTCATACCGCGTAGCAGGGAGTTCTACAAACCTCTAGGCGCAACCTACAACGACACGAAGCATCTCTGGACGTTTCCTAGCGGCGCAGTTATAAGGTTCTCATACCTCGATAAAGACTCAGACGCGCGCGACCATGACACGGCGGAATATCATTACGCGGGCTTTGATGAACTCACGGCGTTTACGGAGTTCATGTATCGGTATATTACAAGCAGAGTTCGAAGCACACTCGCAGGAGTCCCCGCACTAGTAAGAAGCGCGACGAATCCTGGAAATATCGGGCACGTTTGGGTTAGAGATAGATTCGTAGCAGACGCGCCCGAGGGAAACAAGATTCTTTATGACGACGTAGCGAAATCGAAGCGGGTTTTTATCCCGGCCAAGCTGACGGATAACCCGCATTTGATGGAGAGGGACCCAGACTATATCAACCGTCTGCGTATCCTCCCCATCGCTGAGCAGAAGGCAAAGATCGATGGAGACTGGTGGACCTTTAGTGGTCAGGTCTTCGACATGTATAGAGAGCGGCCGTATTCCGATGAGCCAGCCAATGCTTGTCACGTTGTCCCAGACTTCGAGCCCCCTGAGTGGTGGCCACGCATTGTGGCAGCCGATTGGGGATATGCGGCTCATACTTGGGTTGGCTGGGGAGCGGTTAGTCCCGACTCGCGGCTCTTTCTTTATCGCGAATATTGCCATAATCGCGAAGACGTATCTGTCTGGGGGGCCAATATACTGCGGGCCTCTCAGTTTGAACTAGACAACATCGTCGCGCGCGTTTTAGATCCTAGCGCGTGGCAGAAGCGAGGCGTCAAGACAGTCGCGGAACAAGTCATCGAGGCGACAGGATGGAACTGGGAACCCGCAGACAACGACCGCATTGGTGGAAAGATGCTGGTCCACGAGTTCCTTCGATGGAGACCGAGACCAAAGAGATACGTTCCGAAAGAGGGGTTTAAGGAAGAGACGTTCCAGTGGATTCTCCGAAATCGTGGACAGGAGGCAGCGACCTCCTATCACCACATGTTCGAGGAGGAGACACCGGAGAGTAACATCCCTCGGTTGCAGATTACTCAATCGTGTGTTGAGGTTCGGAGAACGCTTCCTCTTTGCGTCTACGAAGAACGGGACGGTAAGCCTACAGAAGATGTAGCTGAGTGGCAGGGAAACGATGACCATCCTGGCGACGACCCGTATGATGGCCTTCGTTACCTCCTTAAAGCGGTGGATCGCTTCTGTCGTCAGTCGAAAAAGGAGCACACGAAGCGTAGCAGGCTCGCAGAGATACAAGAACGTTTGGCGAGGACGGGGGACCAAAACACGTATTATCGTCAGATGGGGAAATTTGAGTCAGAGAACAACAAGGTCGTCGGTATCTGGAGAGGACGGAACCGTGGTCGACATTTCGTGGCTTCTTCAACGCGTCGGGTTAGTTCCTCTTAGGTCCGTAAGGGCTCAGGAGTTTGAGTTTCAAGAGCTGCGTAAGAAGTGTGTGCAGTTCGAGAATGCCTACGAGAGACATTGCAAAGAGCTGATAAAGCTTGAAGCAAGTCTTGAGAAATCCTTCGATGAGGGGGCCAAACTCGAACAAGAAGCTATGGCGTCGGAAGAGGCAAAAGTCCTTGCCGTTGCTCAGCTTGAAGGACTTCGTGAGGAAGTGACCTACCTGAAAGGTCAGGTGGTTATCTATCAGGCTCGTCTCGGACTTCTTCCTCAGGAGCCACGCGCACAACAGATTGGCGAGCAGAAGATACTCCGGAAGGCAAGAGTGCCTTTTGCAGTCGCAGAGGCTCGAATCCAGACACAGAGGACTGAGGAATACTGGAAGAACCGGGCAAAGCTCGCTGATGTGGGTGGAGTCGAAGCCGTTACGTCTCCTGAAACCAAATGAGATTCTTAGACGAGTTGGACATTCGCAAAGTTGGAGAGCGCAGGTGGAGGCTGCTCTCTGATTTTCGCTTTGAGTCCGACAAATATCCTGGTATTTTCGTAGCACCCAAGGGAATGGAGACCAACTTTGCGTCCATCCCAAGGATTGCATACAGGATACTGCCACCAATAGGCAACTATGATGAGGCTGCTGTTATTCATGATGGAGCCTACGACGACAAGCTCATTACTCCAAATGGTCAACGTATCAACTGCGTCAAGCACGTAGCTGATAATCTCTTTTTGGAAGCCTTACTAACGGAGACTTTGCGTCATAGTAAGGTTGGAGTAGCTAGGGCTAATCTCATGTATTTCCTCGTCAAGACTTTTGGAAAGAAGTAATGGACGAAGTTCTCGAACCTCCTCCGCTGCCTCCAGAAGGGACCGACTTTGAGGAGTTGCCTCCGGAGGTAGCTCCAGAAGTAATTCCGGCGCAAGTCGAAGAGAAGGAGCTCTTTTGTGACAGCGTTATCGGGAGACTTCTGTCCGAGCTCATCGAGGAACTTGAGAGACCCGAAGAAACCGTCCGTGAGATGATGGTTCGTGTTTGGAAAAAGCACGAAAACTACTGGCGTGATCGTCAGTATATCATCTGGGATGAGGTTGCGACTGATTGGCGCACCCCGATGGAGCTTCGAGAGCTGGACCCGAATCTCGACATTGACCCGGCAGCTTACGCCAAGGTCATCAACATCTACAAGACTCATGGTGAAGCTATCATCTCCGCGCTGTCTGCCGGCCTTCCCTTTGTCAGATTCTTCCCTGATGATGCAGACTCTCAGGATGATGTCTTTACTGCCAAGTCGTATTCCAAATTGGCAGAGCTCATCCAGAAGCGCAACAAGGGACAGCTTCTTTTCATCAAGGCCCTATTCTTTCTCTATAATTGTGGCACCATCTTTGCCTACAACGAGAACAAGGACACCGACCAATTCGGTATGCACAAGAGGCAAATCTACCAAGATAAGCCCATCATTGTGCGTAACAAGTTCTGTCCGTCCTGTGGGCTTCCCCTTGGTTCTGAGGAACTTCCACTTGTTTCTCCAGAGCAGACGCCGCCTCAAATGGGAGGAATGCCAGGAAGTGTTCAGGGCGCGAACGCTTTACCGCCTTCTCCACAGATGCCCCCTCCTGGAACCACGATTTGTCCCCAGTGCCAAGAGCTAATACAGCCGGAGACTGAGGACTACGAGGATGTATTTCCAGAACCCGTTGGGGAAACTGAAGACCCTAAGAGCCATGAATTCATCGAGATTTTCTCTGGCTTGCACGTAAAAGTCCCGCATTGGGCGACGTCGCAATCACAGATTCCGTGCTTGACCCTTGAGACTGACGAGCACGCAGCACTTCTTCAGGATATCTATCCTGAGGTTGCTGACAAGATTCATCCCCGTGGTGATGATTCTACCTACGAGAGACAGGCGCGTCGAAACTCTGATTATCGTGGAGATTCCCCCCGCGATCTTTGCACGCTGAAAAGGTCTTGGATTCGTCCCTGGGCCTATAACCAGCTCGGGCGTAAAGAGGACATCGACCTTCTCAAGAAAGAGTTCCCGGACGGCGTCTATCTCGCACGCATTGATGACCTAGCAGTGGAGGCTGTTTCGGACCGTCTCGACGACCACTGGACCATCAATCAGAATCCTCTCTCTAACCATTTACACGGTGACCCACTAGCACAACCGCTCATGCCAGTGCAGGACATCGTTAACGAGCTAACAAACCTTACGCTAGAGACAATCGAGTTTGGGATTCCGGAGACTTTCTACGACTCAGAAACGATCGACGCTGACCAGTATGGTAAATCAGAGGCGCGTCCTGGCATGTTGTATCCTGCCAAGGCTCGACCGACGATGGGCCTCGACTCGTCGTTTCATACGGTCAAGACTGCGGCCCTCAGCCAAGAAGTGGACGCCTTCTCGAACAAGATGATTCAGGCTGGGCAGCAGGTAGTCGGTGCGCTTCCTACGATCTGGGGTGGAGCACTCGAGGGTTCTGGTGGGACGGCAAAAGAAGTTGAGCAGTCACGCGCAGCAGCTCTGCAACGTCTGAATCTGACCTGGGTAATGGTCAAGATTTGGTGGGCAGAGGTGATGGCTAAGAGCGTGCGCTCCTTCGCTGTCAACATGAAGGACGATGAGAAGTATGTCGAGGCCAAAGGCTCCTCATTCGTTAACGTCTGGATTCGCAAGGCTGAGATGTCTGGTAAGGTTGGGGCAGTAGAGCCGGACATCAACGAAGCCTTCCCAATCTCGTGGGCTCAGAAGCGTGACATTCTCATGGGACTCATCGCGATGAAGAATCCCATGGTCGAGTCGGTAATCATGCATCCTGAGAACGCTGGCATCGTAGCGGGAACCATAGGATTCCCTGAGCTTTATATCCCCGGAGATGACGCGCGCAACAAGCAGCTTTACGAAATCTCCGAACTCATCATGGCAGAGGCAATTCCGACGGGTATGCCTGGCCCCGATGGTCAGGAAGTCCTCCAGCCTACACTTCCCATCGCAATGTGGGAAAACCACGCAGTTGAGGCTGAGGTCTGTAAGGCTTGGCTTATGTCGGAAGTTGGTCTCGAACTCAAGAAGACAAATCCGGGCGCCTACATGAACGTCGTTGCTCACATGCAAATGCACGATTTCCAAGTTCAGATGGCAGCTCAGGCTGAAGCAGAAGCTGAGGGAGAAGACGATGTTCAATCGAAGAAAGATGACGGCTCAGGGCCGCCTTCTGGCAGCTGATACCACACGAGCGCTCATAGCTGCTCCGGGGGTAGGCTTTAGACTGCGAATCTTTCGAGTCTTTGCGTCTGTCGCGACGGTGGCAGCTCAGGCCATCGACGTTGGAGTGGATGGCGGGGGAGTAGGGCAGCAGGTCCTCTCGATTGCTGCGTCGGCTACCATTCCCCATCACTTCTGGTGTGAGGAGGGATTCCCCCTTCCTGAAAATACTGCCTTCTCTGCAAAGCCAGCAGCAGCGGGGCCGGCTGTTCAGTTCTTCGTTGAATACATCATCGAGAAACTCTAAACGGAGCTAAAACATGAATCGCCTGACTCTTATCGATAGACTCTTTCCGTTCCTCTTCTCTCCTGACGATGATGGGGGTGGGGGTGGCGGTATCGGTGACGTCTCTGATGTAGCCCACGGTGAACAAGGCGATGTCGAAATTATGGGTCGTGGTAAGGGGGAGACTGACACCGGAGCTGGCGATGATGATAAGAACGATGATGAGGGCGCTGGGGATGGTGACAGGCCAGAAGTCTTCCTTGAAGAAGAGGAAGAAGGTAGTGACAAAGAAAAAGACGACGAAGAAGAGAAAGATGAAGGCAAAGACGACGGGGAAGAAGAGGGTGTCAAAGATGACGCCAAAATCTTCCAAGGTCGTCCAATGCTCACCGACCTCAAGAAAGAATACCCAAAAATCTTCAAGCAGTTCCCAGAGCTGCGAGAAGTCATCTTTCGAGAGCAAGAACTCTCTAAGCATTTTGGCACTGTCGAGGAAGCTGAAGAGGCCTCCATTAAGGCGGGAAGCTTTAATACGATTGAGGCAGCCCTTCTCGCGGGTGACCCAAGCCTCATCTTTGATCAACTCGGAACGAATGCTCCTGAGGCACTGGTAGGAGTTGTCGACAATTTTCTCCCCAAGATTCTCGCCAAGTCTCAGGACTTGTATCTGAGGGCTACGACGCCGGTCATCGAGCAGTTCCTCTGGTCTGGCTATGAGCACGGCAAGCGAATCGGCGATGCGAATCTGATGAAGTCGATGCAGCATGCAGCGAACTTCATCTTCGGGAAGCCTGAGATTCCGGACCCGGCACGTCGGGGCAAGCCTACTGGTCCCCACCCTGCCGAGCAGAAGCTGGAAGAGGAGCGAGCGGCTTGGCAAAAGGTTCGCTACAAGGAAGCGTCCACGGAGATTAGTGGAGCTATCGATGCGGAGCTCGAAAAGGATATCGTAAGGGGCCTCGACCCCGAGAAGAAACTCTCTGATAGGCAGCGTAGGAGCCTTATCAAGGAGATCAAGGACGAAATCGATCTAACACTTGGAAAAGACACGGCATTCGGGAAGCAGATGCAGGCACTCTGGAAGAAAGCCGGCTCTGCTGACTATCCGAGGGACCAGAGGGCCAGCATCCAAAACGCGTTCCTGGCGCGCGCAAAAGCTCTGGTTCCTGCGGTGAGGGCACGGTTACGTTCGGAGTGGTTTGGTGAGCGTCCTAATTCTGGGAAGCTTGCCGAGAAAGATAAGCAAGTCCAACAGCCGCAGAAGAAGCGGACCATCGAGTCATCGTCAGGTCGTGCGTCAGGGAGTGGACCGAAACGTCCACCGGCCCCGCGCGATGTCGACTATACAAAGACTACTGACATGGACCTCATCGAAGGCCGGTTCTCTCGACGGAAATAGTTGGCGGAGAAAACAACATGGCGCTTGCAGAAACGCAAGTCGTGGCGAACGAGCTGGAGAGGGTCGAACCGACCGTCCCCACGCTGTTCGATCGCGACGCGGTGTTCTACGCGAACATCGAGAAGCGCCCTGTCGAGAAGGTCTCAAACCGTGACATGCGCATCCCCCTCGAGCTGCGACCGGGTGGCCTCTTCGGCCATTACGACCCAGCGGGTGGTGACATGGGACGCGGTGAGGGGCCGACTTTCGACAAGGCTCTCGTCAACACCGTCCACCTCAAGCACGCGGTGGAGTGGCACAAGAAGGCGGACTGGGCGACGGACAGTGCTCGCAAGTCTGTGGTCCAGACCTTCCGTCATCTGCTGGCCAAGTCAATGTCGGAGTTCCGTCGTCACGTGGACTCGTTGATGATGACTTCTGGCAATGGTCAGATTGGCACCATCACGTCGGTCGCGAACGGCGGTGGCTTCGACACCTACACGCTCACCACAGACGGCTTCGGCGCTCGCCTGATGCGCTTCGGTCAGAAGGTGAACATCTATCTCGCCAACCTCTCGGCGCTGCGTCATGCGACGGGGGGTGAGACCTCGATCACCTATCACGACCTCGAGAACAAGCAGATCAAGGTCGCGACGGTGACAGGCTCGGCGGCGACGGATGTCATCCTTCTGTCGGGGCTGTCGGGCGCATCGCCGGTGTCGCTCCTCGGGGTGCCCTATCACCACAACAACGCGTCGACGGGAACCTGGCTCGGACTCGACCGTGCCCTGAATCCCGAGATTCGTGCGAGTCGTGTCAACGCCAACTCGTCTCCTCTCTCACTGCCCTTTCCACGTCTGGCCGTCAATAAGCTGGGCGACCGAGTCGGCATCGAGCAGGGAATGAAGTTCCAGGCGTGGATGCATCCCTGTCAGGTGCAGGCGTATGAGGACCTGGGCCAGATGGTCTCGGTCATCAACAAGGAGGCGAAGCAGCAGGGGCTCGACCTCTACTTCGACGTCCAGCAGCTCGCCGGCGTCCCCATCAAGAAGTCCTACTCGTGGGACAAGAAGCGCATTGACTTCATCGTCAACGAGGCCTGGGGCCGCGCCGAGATGAAGCCGTGCGGGTTCTACGAGGAAGGTGGACGGAAGATTTTCGAGATCCGTGGCGCATCCGGTGGTGTCGCGGCGGCCTCGATCTTCTACATCGTTTGCTCGTTCAACCTGTTCATGAAGAACCCCACGCAGGGGGTCTACATCGACAATCTGCAGGTTCCATCGGGCTACTAGCGTTTGACATCTGGGGGTGGGTTAGGGAACCTTCTGTGATTAGGGCAAGGCTGCGATCCTGTAGCTAGTCCTATGTCCCCCACGGCTGGATGCCCACCCCCAGACTCCTACTCTTTACTCATAAGACGTGACGTATGAAATCATCAGAACTCGACGAGATAAACGAGAGACTCCTACTTTACTACGGGAGAGAACTTGACGGGCGGCAACGGTATCGTGTCTCCTGGTCAACGGGTGAATTTGAGAAGCGCTTCGGGACATTTAATGAGTTCTATGGGGCTATCTTTCTCCGTGAGTTCATCGGGATTAAAGAATGCCCGAAGTATCCATACGACTCGGATAGGTGGGTCATCGAGAAATTGTTCTACGTAAAGAACGACGAAATCATTGCGGAGAAGCCTGGGAGCTATGAGCCCTTCTATATTCTCAAGGGACCGAAAAGTGAGTTTCTCCCACTAAATTGGAAAGTCGTAGATATGATTGTGAACTTTGCCGAGACTAAGCCGGTTGGCATCAAGCTCACTGATAAGGATTGGGAGAACCAAGAGCAGGTGGAGATGAAAGCAGAAGCAGCATACTTTGAGGATGAGCTTGACGATCGAGGACGCTCGCCTCTCTTTGCTTTTGAGAATTCAGTATTCATGGACTCAACTCGTCGGTTATAAAGGAGACTCTAATGGCACGCGCAACGTATGACCCGGCTGCTACTGTTATCTCGATGGTCCCGTTTCCCATCGACGAGACAAAACCGGGTATGACTCCTAGCAAGTTCTACGTTGATCCTGCACCGAGGGATGGCTTCAGCTGCCTTCTCGTGACGAAGTGTCGACATGGCGTCTACCTCGACGAGTTCCGCCCTGTGCTCGTGGTGCCAACTGCTCCTGAGGAAGTGGCCGAGGCTATTTGCTTCGACTACAAGAAGGGCCAGTTGGGTATCCGACTTGGAGAGGCAGAACCGGGTCTCTTTTGGGTGCCTGGCAACTTCGCCGAGAAGGAGACGCACAAGGAACTCCAAGCGACTTTCTCCGCCGAGTTCCGAGATGCTGCACGTCTCCAGGTGGAATGGTTCAAGTCTCTCGTGAGCTTGGCTGATGACGGCTGGAACCGATTCAAGCAGCGTGGGATGATTTCTCAGATGCAGAAGATTGCGGCTTCTGCTCTGAAGCTCGAACGTGAGTGGCTTCTGGACATCGAGGTCACGGCGGCTCTGAGCGAGTGCCCCATCTGCTACGAGAAGGTCCACCCGAAGGCTATCGTCTGCCGTGGCTGCAACGGTATTCTCGACGAGGCAGAATACGCCAAGAGGAAGTTTGTCATGGCGGGGTCTCCAGCCGCTCCTAAGGCATAAGACATGGCTATCACTGCACAGGAACCAATGACGGAGGTGAAAGCCCTCCTCAACGACCCGGATGGTAATATCTATCCGGACGCTAGAGTCATTCCGTTTATGCAGAAGGCGTATCGTGAGCTGCAAACGAAGATGATGCTTAATGGTCTTCCTGTGCTAAAGGAGAGTTCAGTAGATATCCCTGTAGCTGCTGGGACTCTCCTTCTGGGCGATGGTTCTGGTCTACCAACAGACTTCATTTACCCCATCGAACTCCATGAGAGGGTGAGTGGGTCGACAGATAGATACGAGGAGATGAAGGAGTTGGCTTGGGAGGGAGACTACATTCCCTCTGACCGCTTACTCTATTGGAACTGGCGTGAAGAGGAAGTCAAATTTGCCGGAGCGACGACGCCTCGCGAGGTCCGCATTCGCTATATGAAGGGACTTGCGAGAATCACGGGGGTTGGTAGTAACATTGCAGTCAACAACGCTGTGAGCTTTCTTGCTACTCGGACGGCATCTCTTGCTGCTCGCTTTCTCGGCTCAAATCCTACACGGGCTGATGCTTTGGATGGAGACGCGGGCATGGCATTATCGGACCTGCTTGGGATTCTCGTGAAGCGAGACCAGGGACTCGGTATTCGTAGACGGGTTAATCGGTATCGTCGTTGACTTGATAAGGAGAAAAGATGCCCCCGACATTGAGAAAGAACAAGAACGCTGAGTTGCACAATTTGGGGAACAACAACGTGGTGTTCACCCACCGAGAACGCGTGTCTCTCGCGGACATCAACGCAGGCTACACGCTTCTCAGCGCCGTGCCCAACTACAAGTATCGTCTCGTCGATGCGAAGATGATTGCGATCGGTGGCGCTGCTGGCGTCTCGACCGCCGCAGTCATCCTAGGCACGCGCGCAGCAGCAGCCGTCGCTCTGATGACTACACTCATCGCGGCTCTCGTGCAGAACACCATCGTCGACCTCGCGACAGCCAACGACCTCGACGCTGGATTGTCGTTCACTGAGCTCGACGACAATACGGCCATTACCGTTGGCAAGACTGGCGGCACGATGACCACGCTGACGCACATCGACTTCATCGTCGTCTACGCACTGATTCCGTCACGTTCTGGTGCCTAGGTGAGAGACCACGACCCAATCACAATTCGAGAGTTCCTTGGCACGTTTGACCGGGGGGAAGATGACTCTGTTCCTCCCGGGTTCTTCAAGGACTCTCGGAATGTTCGATTTATCACAGGGGGTGTAAAGAGTCGTGAAGGCACAACTCTGGACGTTACCATTGGCTCTGTTAAGAGGATGGCCATCTATGAGAGGATAGGAGAGGCCCAGCGTCTGTTACTCTTGGATGCTGCCGGTAATCTCTACGATAGCACCAACCTTGTAACACCTATCCTCTCCATAGTGGCTATGACTGATTTTTCAGTCGAGGTCATGTTCGACCGAGCCTACATTACACCCCACGATGGGACGAAAGGCTTACCAGGGGAAAAGGTTTACGTCTATCCAGGCTCAGGTCTGGCGCGTCCTGCTGCTGGAACTCCTCCTAGTGGTTTTAATCTTACTGCTGTTGACTCTGCTGTCTCTGGGAACTGTGAGACTGGCACACATGTCTTTGCAGTGTGTAATGAGACCGCCTCTGGATATCTCACGAAGCCAGGGGGATTTGTTGCCTTCTCTCCGACAGGTGGTAAGAAAGTAGACCTAGGTGCTATTGCCATCGGTCCAGCTACCACAGCAGCTCGTCAGATAGTAGCAACCAAGGTCATCGCTGATTTTAACGGAGACTTTGAGAACCAAGAGTATTTCATTGTTCCCGGTGGAAGAATTGCCGACAATGTAACGACTGTCCTGGCAGCCTCTTTCTACGATGCAGACCTACAGTCGAGTGCTGACTACCTGATGGACCAGTTGTCAGAGATTCCTGCTGGTGTTTGTATTAGGAACTATCGAGGTCGCCTCTGCATAAGTGGTGAAGACTTAAATCCTGCTATTGTGCGCGTGAGCAAACCGGGAGAACCCGAGTCCTTTGACGCAGTAGAAGGTTTCCTGACCGTCAACCCAGGGGACTCCGGCGGTGGAGTCCAAAACTGCGTTGTGTATCGTAAGCAACTTATCCTCCTTAAGGATGAGCGTGCTTATGTTACGATGGATAATGGAGAAAATGCAGCCTTCTGGGATGTTGACGACCTCGACCCCTCAATCGGGACGACCTGTCATGGGATTGGTCGTATTCGTAATTTTGGAGATAGCACGGAAGATAGAATCTTCATAGCTTCTCGGCCAGGACTTCAGCTCTTCAATGGCACTTTCTCAAATACAGCCGTTACCTATGTAGTCGATAATATCTGGAGTAGGATAACGAAGCTTTACTTTCATACTATCGAGGTAGTGGTTGACCCTATCGAGGCCCTTGTCTATTGTGCTATTCCCCTTGATGGGGCTACGAGTCCTTCCCATCTTCTCGTAGTTGATTACCAAGATGGATTTGAGAAGATCAAGTGGACTCTGTGGACGTTTCCAAGAAATCCGACAAGCATCATCGTTAGTGTCATCCATGCTACGAAGACTTCGCAGTTCGAGTTTGGAGCTTTAAACGGAAACGTATACAAGCTTGACTCAGCTGCAACTGATGATTTTGGCACCGCCATCGATTCCTATGTTCATTTCGGACATCTACCTGCTGATGATACTGGTAATGTCTGGCATTTCACTGGTGCCCGGTTTCGTGTAAAGGGAGTGGGAAACTTAGATATAAGGGTAGAGAGTGAGGATGCCGTGCTATCCCTCATTGCTACTAGTCTTGTCCTTTCTGCCTCCCCAGGACGGGAACTGTTTAGGGGATTTGATTTCGTAAATGAGAAAGCTTCTGTGAAAGTCGGAGTTGATGGAGCGGGGGAGAGATTTACACTCACGAAGTTTGCCCTCTTTGGTAAAATTGAGTGGGAAACAAGGCCCGCTGAGTAATGGCTACTAAGGACATTACTAGTCTTATTGCTGGTCTACAGCTAGAGAACCCTCGTCTTTACCAGGCGCTTGAGTTTCTGAACAGCAGGATAATCACCGTTGAAGAGGAGCTGTTTCCACTTGTTCGCCAGGCTGCTGAGCTAGAAGTCCTTGAGGCAGACCTATTGCCTCCGACTACGCTAAGTTTTGTGTTTACGCCCACGACCGTCCGTTTCATTTGGACTGAGGTGGCGGGGGCAGCTCAGTATGAAATTCGTAAAGGAGTAGATTGGGATACTGCTACGTTTCAGCTCCGTTCTAATTCGCTCCAAGCTGATATAGACCCGCTCCTTGTTGGTTCTCATACTTACTTGATCAAAACCATCACTGCAGGGGGTGTTTATTCAGTCCTTGCTACCCAATGTATTGTGACTGTTTCCGCGCTGGGGACTATCACGATTACAAAGGCAGTAATTGACAACAACGTGCTTCTGAGTTGGATAGCCCCGACTAGCACGTTTCGGATTCTTAACTACAAGGTCAAGAAGGACACGGTTCTTATTGGCACTGTAGACTCAACTTTTTTCACACGGTTCGAGAACGTCGCGGGGACTTATACCTATACTGTAACAGCAATCGATGTAGCTGGTAATGAGAGCCCTGCATCGGACATTATTGTTCAGGTTCTCACACCACCTGATTATGCTCTACAGGACCAGCAGACGTCGGCGTTGAACGGGACGCGCGTGAATGTTCCTCTCTTGCCCGGTCCTAAGCTCTTGGCGAATTGGGCTCCGGAAACGTTTGAGGTTCACTTCACTTCGAGGGGGTGGTTAACTCCTCAGAATCAGGTAGATGCTGGGTTTCCGATTTATATCCAGCCTGCTAACCTCACAGGAAGCTACGAGGAAGTAATTGACTATGGAGTAGCGCTGAATAATGTCATTGGGACTATAACCTACAATTCGTTTTTGGTTACACCGGCTGAGACGATGGGGGTTATTATCAAAATGGCTACGTCGCTGGATGGGGTTTCCTATTCAGCCTTTACGAGTGGGGCAAGCCAGTTCCTCTCAACTCTACGCTACCTTAAATTCCGGCTTGAGTTTACAGGGTCAAGCACGAAGGCCCTGATGGAGATTTTCAACGTAGTTATCAGTCTTAACGTAAAGCGAGAAAATGATGGGGGAGAGGTAGAGGCTCTCTTGACTGACGTGGGGGGCACGGATGTTTTCTTCAACAAGCCCTTCAAGGATGTCGAAAGCTTGACGGCGACGGCAAAATCTACGACCGAGCCCTTCGTCGTCATTATTAACTTTAATGATATACCAAGCCCGACCGAGTTTCAGGTGTTCGTCTTTGATACGACGGGCAATCGGGTTAGCAAAACAGTCGAGTGGAAGGCGCGCGGGGTCATCTGATGTGGCAGCGGTGGAATCAGACGCTAAATAAGTTTGAGAAGAGCACCGATGATGGTGTGACATGGGAACGTCTGGATATTTCTGAGACAGTTGGCTATCGAAACGTCAGAGACTATGGTGCTCTTGGGGATGGTGTCACGAATGATACTGCTGCCATCCAAGACGCACTTGATGACATGCTTATAAATGGGGGTCGACTCTTATTTCCCCCCGGAGTTTACTGCGTTGGTGTTGGTGGGACTGGGCTAGTTGTAAGTCAAAGTAATAACTTCGCCTTTGAGATTATCGGTGCTGGTAAGATCATGCATCTTCAAATCTCGGGTGAGGCTGCTACGACTCTCAAGTGGGTTGGTAGTGCTGGTGGTAAGATTCTCTCCGTCATCGCGATGAACGGTGGTCGTATCGAGGGAATTACCTTTGACTGCAACACGGTAAACCCAGCGGCAAATGGACTCTACATTGAATCTTGCGTAGGAACTCATTTCGAGTGTTTAGGAATAGACAATTCTAGCGAGTATGGTTTCTGGATTCGCTCTGTTGCGGCTGGTGTCTATTCTTGCACTTTTAACAATCTTCATACTGAGGAAACTTGTGATGGTGGAATGCTTCATGATGCTGATAACGGTTCTCCCCCAGTAGCAGATATTGCTCATTGCACTTTTACGAACTTAACTCTGAACTATAAGGGGACGACTCGACATGCTCTGAGCCTAAAGTCAACTGATAACTGCTGGTTCTTTGGTCTTACAATACGTGCTGTTGATTGGCACTGTGCAGAGCTGATGTATCTGCATGATAAAGCTGGCACAGACTTCGGCGCACTTAGTAACTTTTTCTTTGGTGTTGATGGTGGAACTGGGGATGTAACGAGTGGAGGTGGTGGGACTCAAAGGTCTATCAAGTCAGATGTCGTATCACCTGACAAGAATGTAATCTTTGGTCTTAACCTAACGAATGGTATCCCAGGACTCATCACAGGAACCCATCCAGAGACTCTTTACGTGATGGGGGATAGTTCAGGATTTATTCAAAGTAGACATTTTAGCTCACCTGAGAAGCTAGCTTTCTCAAATGCAACTCAACCTCTGCATCTGTATTCTGACTCTTCATCAGGTCAGACCCGTATGCAGATGTGGGATGCTGCTACGGCAATTGGTTTTCGTCTTGCTACTAGGGTAGGAGCTGGAGTTGATATTGATCTTCTCGATATCAATGGGACTACTGGTGACGCTAAACTCAAGGGCTCTATTACTCTCGATGGGAGCAAGATAGTCTTTGATAGCATTACCAATGCTGATATGACCGGGGAGATAAACGCTACTGGTTATAATGGTGGCGTGACTCGATTTCGTGATTTGTCCATTAAAGATGGCAAGGGAGTGGAAATCATAAAGTTTATGAATTCTCTCGTCGCTGATAATGGTGCGTTTCTTTCCAACGGGTTTAGCTTGCATGTCGGATCAGCGACACGAGTTGGTCGGACATCAGTAAATCCTACAAACGTGATAAACTTTTACCCAGGGACTCTTCCTGCTGGGACAATGGCAGGTGGTCTCCAGGTCTATGCGAAAGACTCTGGAGCTGGACTCATTAGGCTTTACTATATGGATAGTGGTGGCACTGAACGTGGGCCACTATAAATGACTATGTTTGATACATCTCCAGAGGAACTCTTTACGTTGATTGGTGAGCGTGAATTCATCAAGTATCGTCTTACTCAGGAAGTAAAGGACCGAGAGAACATCATCCTTCAACTTCAGACACAGCTCACAACAGCGCGCGCGACCATTAAGATTTACGAGGATAGATATGGCAGACTGGAACAACCCACTAATAACAACACAGTATGACGTCTTTGTCGCTGAGGCTAAAGCCCGCGATGTTGATGTTGCTACGATGTTTGTTAATGCACCAACGAACCCGCCTACAAGTGCAATGCGTTCAGTTCGTCTTGCTCTTGGGATGTTCAAGTTTCAAGAGTGGGATGGTGCTGCGTGGCAACCTCGTTTCCTCGACGTCGCTGGTGGTGGGACTGGTGCTGCAACTACTCCTGATGCTCGTGTGGCTCTCGGTATTGGGACGATGGGTGTTCAGAACTCGAATGCCATTGCCGTCACAGGTGGCACGGTTTCGGGACTGACCCAGCTCGATGTAACAGGTCCTATCACGTTCTCGGCGGATGCATCATGGGACCTTGGAACTTTCGCTAAGCAGGCACGCAAGGGATATTTCAAAGATGCCCTCGTGTTGCCTGTTGGTGTGGATAAATACGCCACGTCTTAGTAATAGAGACTAATGGCAAAGATTGCAGGCTCAGCGTGGGTGGAAGGAAATGACTTCCACTATATCGATAACTCCAACAGGGAATGGTTCTTCGCTGGTAATCTAGTGGGGGCTGCTGGTGGTGGGGCTAAGGCTGCGTCTGCATGGATTGAGGGGAATGACCTTCACTACATCAATGAGGCTGCGACTCAAGAATACATCGTCTATGGGCCTGACCAGGGGATAAAGACCAACGCAAAGAGTGGCTCGCTCTGGGTTGAAAATACCCTCTTAGCGTGGATAAAGCAGGGAACAACCAATAAGTATCTAGGACATGATGATGTGGCCCATGTTGATACCCACGGCGACGTTGCTCATATTGATGGCAGTCATACGGATGTTGCTCACACCGACAACGCCCATACGGACACGCATACTGATACAGCGCATGTGGATACTCATGGTGATACTCCACATAGTGATTCTCATACTGATACTCACGACGACGTAGTTCATTCTGATTCCCATACTGATACAGCTCATGTTGATGATCATGCTGATTCACATGGAGATACTGAACATGTAGATATCTTTCATGTTGATGAGCATGGGGATTCCACGCCGCATGGTGATAGTCCCTTTACAGATGAGCCACATAGTGATAGTCATGGGGATTCTCATGATGATGTAGCACATTCAGACGTAGCTCATGGTGACCAAGCGCATACGGATAGTCATGGGGATTCCGTTCATGGCGATGCAGCTCATAGTGATGCCCACACGGATACTGCACATACGGATGCGCATACGGATGTGGCCCATACGGATATAGCTCACTCAGACGTGGCGCATGCAGATAGTCATACAGATTCTCACGTTGATACTGGTCATACTGATAAACCAGTGCTTATAGGACCTTGATATGAATTGGACATCGCTTTTCGGTAAGGCCATTGTCAACTCAAGGTTGGCCCAGTATCCTGATGCCAAAATCTATAACGCTGCGACGATGCTTGCGCCTGAGGAGAGGCCAAAGGTTCCCGTCCGAATGGTGAATAATGATTGGGCAAAATCTAGACCTACTCCGATGTGGTTCGACTCCGCAAAGCCCGATCATATCAGCGTTTCTACAGGTTCACCGAGTTATAAGAAGGGGGATATGCCTCGGCTTGCTGCTATGCTAGGTCATGAGGCAATTCATTCTGGCGGACAGATGGCTGAGGTTCCTGGCTATGAAAGGGAGACCGCAATTCTACAGCGTTTTGGATTGGGAAGTAGTCAAAGGATCAAAGACATCGAAGAGATAAAGAAGCGTTTCAAATGAGCATAGAGTATCTTCCAGTTGGCATCGCGTGTAATCTTGGTTGCAACTATTGCTACCAAGACCCTATGCGTGATGCGGGGAACATTACTGTCCCGAGAGACTGGGACAAGGCGCGAGCTCAATTAGAACGAGAGGGATATAACTTCGCGGTCTTCGGTGGCGAGGCGCTCTTAGCCCCCATCGAGCATCTTGAGGAGGTCTTCAAGTTTGGGTTTGAACGTTTTGGACGGAACAGTATCCAGACCAACGGTATGCTGATCAGTGATGCACACATTGAGCTTTTTCAGAAGTATCATGTTGGTGTTGGTATTTCCATTGATGGGGGAGACTACCTTAACGATGCTCGATGGGCTGGTTCTCTAGAGGCAACGCGTAAGGCTACTAAGTTGGTTCAGAAAAACATTGAGCTACTTTGTAAAGAGGAAATAATTCCAAGCATCATCGTTACTCTGCACAGGGGTAATGCTGAAACTCTCGACAAGATTTACGACTTGTGTGAATGGTTCAATCTGTTAGAGCTGCTCGGAATTCGAAATATTAATCTACACATTCTCGAGACGGAGAAGGGTCGAGAAAACTTAGCCCTAACAGATAGGCAAAACATCCAAGCGTTTCGAGTGCTTTACGAGCACTCTTTGAAATCAAAAATGTCGTTTCAACCATTTCGAGATATTCGTCGACTACTCTTGCAGGAAGAGTTGAGCAACGTATCCTGTATCTGGAATGCTTGCGATCCGTTAACGACTGATGCTGTTCGAGGGGTGGGACCTGATGGAACGCAATCAAATTGTGGAAGAACCAACAAGGATGGAGTCAACTGGGTCAAGTCTGACTCTAATGGGACTGAGAGATATCTGGTTCTGCATCATACTCCTCAGTCTCATGGTGGGTGTAAGGATTGTCGATTCTTTTCTCTCTGCAAGGGACAGTGTCCTGGAACAGCTATCGACAATGACTGGCGCAATCGGACGGTTCATTGTGCGGTGTGGTTCTTCCTGTTTGAGATGATTGAGAAGACCATTCTCCTATCTCACAGACTACCTATTTCTCGTGATACTGCTGCGCGAAAGGCTCTTGAGGCAGGACTCCTTAAGAAATGGGGAATACCTCATAGCAATCATGGTGATGCTCCTCATGGGGATTCTCATGGGGATTCTGATAAGGGCATAGAAGTAGTCTGGCTATGAAACTAGACTTTGCTCTCCCAGAGTTTACCCGCATAGCGTGGGTGAGCCCTCGTGCGCGTGAGGTGTGGGAGCCTCGTATCCAGGCTGTCTCTAATGCTTGGCTTGATATCGAGTTAGAATCTGTGCGCCTAAACATACGTGAGGGGGCACTGGTATTTGGTCTGGAGCGCATCAACAACTTTAACCTTCATCCCATCGAGGTAGCTCCCAACAGATTTGCTGTAGGTCGTGGCCGTCATGAGCTTGCGATTGCATACGAAGCGCGCGACGATGATAAGGTAGGCAAGCTACTCGGATTCCCGGCCTGCTGTCGAGAGTTCTTTGATGAAGTATGGGGTGATGGGAACTCTGATACTACCTGGGAGATGGCTGGGAATCCGAAAAGCTCTCACGTAGAAGTGTCAGGACCAGTGGAGTGCAATATCTTAGGGCGATGGCTAGGCGTTCGGCTTGTCCCCCATTTGCCCTGCTCATTCAACTGTAACGAGACAGTAGCGCGTGCTTATGCTTTCAATATCATCTGGCCTGCTCAGGAGCTTGAGTGGGCGCGACAAATACTGAGCTGGCCGACGCAATGGTCCTCACTCCACGGGGTTGCTATCATCACGATGCCAGTGCTCAAGATAGTAACGAATACTACTGCTGTGACTGAGGAACAAGTTGTCGATAGGGATGGGGACATCTACCCCATAGAAGGAGCAAAAGGGACTGAGTTTCCGTTCAAGACTATACACACCCTAAGTGTTCGCCGCACGAACGATTATTCCGATAACGGCTTTATATCGGCGAAAACTCAAGACGCTGCTCACGCTGTCATTCTTCAAGCTGTCTCGAAAGTAATGGCTTCTAAACCAATAGGCAAAGTTTTAGACCTTGGATGTGGTAATGGTAGACTCCTCCAAAAGATACTCAGTCTTGCGCCGTGGTTGGTTCCATGTGGAGTGGAACAAGACAGGTCGCGTTTTGAGAAGGCGTCGGAGAGACTTAAAGCTTACAGTCCTCATCTGTATTATGGTGATATTAACGATCATTCGGTGGGCAAGGCTCCATATTGGGATGCTCCATATTGTCTCGCTCTTGTCTCGGTTAATCGCATTCGTGAGACTGAGCAAGCAGACCAGCTCCTAACCAATCTCGCGAATGCCTGTGACTCAATCATCTTCTACTCCTATGATACAGATGAGTGGCCGGGGCTGGGTGTCCCTGGTTTAACTCGGCTCTTCAACATGGAAGAGCATTTCTCCGGTGTCAATACTTGTGCTTTGTTAGTAACTTGTCGGAGGGATTAGTGGCTGAAGAGATCGTTGAGGCTAAGTCTGCTGACGTTGGGACTGTGCATCCTGGTCAGGCTGGCGGGACAGTCCCAGCTAAACCTGATGTATTAGTTCTTCCTGGTGGTAAGGCTGCTGCAATGCCAACGACTACAGAGGAAGAGGACCGCACCACTTCTGGCCAGCGTGATACTAGTAACATGTGGGAGAGCACGCAGCGATTGATTGCTCTTTCTGTAGTGGAAGTATCGTTGATGGTTGCAGGCGCTTTGGCAGTCTTTGCAAAGACCGAGAGTGTGCAAACAGCGTCTCTTGTGTTTTTGTTTGGAGTGGCAAATCTCGTCATTGGATTCTACTTTGGTCGGACGAATCACCAGAGGGTTGGTGGTGTTGGGCCAGTATTAGGACGATAAACAATGCCAAGGTTTTTTCCGAACGGTGTTCTTTGTGTTGGATTGGGCCGGGATCCCTTTGATTCGACTCGGTCGATTACTCAAGAGTGTAGCACGCCGCTCGCTCTTTTGCATTCTATAACCCCACAGAATCCCTGCATCGTAGCACTGTCTGATGGAACTGTGATTGGTAACACTGGAACAGTCAAACTCGTTGCCAATGGTAAGCGCACCTGGGCCTATATTCCATTCCCCGCTGGTGGTTATCGAGATTCTTTTGGACGCACAGATGCCAATGATTCTCGACTCATCGACCGTGGGCCTGGCGAGATTGGACCTGATGGCGAAATTGTCTTGCGTCCATTTAGCAATGCGTTTGCCGAGGTAATTGATCCGGACGGCACGATTTGGCCCCTAGCAGACTTTGACATTTTCGATATTCAGTTACTAGGACAACGTCAGGCTATCTTTCGTGCAGTGAGAGATCCACAAGCTCTACACTCTCGAGGTGGCGTTGTTGAGCAGCCGAAAGGTGCATGGGGCTGGCCAAGGATGATTACTTGGCCAGGTGGGACGTTCAAGCTGCTCTACCAATCTTTTGATGGTGGCGCACTTGTGCTTGATGGACATATCGTCGCTGATGGTGTAAACTTCTTTCGGCCTGATGCGATCGTAATAGGTAATGCCATCTATATTGGGTGGAGCACGGGGCCACAGGAGTATGGTGTAACTCCCCCGCCTCTTGTGATCCCAATAGCAGAACTCTCAAAGTTGCCACTCATCGCGGATAGACTTAACACATCACATAACGATGCACCACATAACGATGCACCCCACGGTGATATTCCACAGGAGCCTAACGTGAGCCGAAAAGACGAACTGTTTCCAATCCTGCAGGTCCTGAACACGGAATCAAGGTTTGCTCTTAGACTGCAAGGCACCTCGGAGGCTACGCAAGCACATAGCATTCGTTTTCTCACCGAAGCTGTCCTCCGTGCACGTCGGCAGGGCTTGACACGCTTTGGACTGCTGAAGAAGCCAGAGGGCATCAACGCGGACAACGTGACAAGTCGTGAGGACAACGGGGTCATTCTTCACTTCGATGTCATTTCCGGCGCTGATGGTCTCGCCGCTGATGGCACGTTGACACATATCCCCACACTGGCCTGGGGAGACAATGGACCAATCCAGTCGGGGTGGTCGCAGTTTATTCCGGATGACGTTGCACATGATGATGCTCCTCACAATGATGTCCACAATGACGCGCCACACAATGACGTCCCATCGCCAAACACAACTCTGGCGCGTCTAGGAAAGCTCGAAGCTGAGATGATCGATGTCAAGACTCGGCTTAGCTTTCTCGAGAAGGGTGGACCGACTCCCCCACCGGCACCGACCACCGAGTTGGAAGTGCTCAGGGAGATACTTGCTACGGAGAAGGCCATTCTCGCTGCACTCGTAAAAGCACTTGAATGATACTCCGATCGTTTCGCCAGACGGATATCGACGCCATAGATAGGATTTGGCGTGCGCACCATAGCAATGACTTTTCCGTGCCCGACCGTGAGAACATGGTCATCGATGCAGTTGTCGAGGATAAAGGAGAAGTCATAGCTTATGGTCAAGTGAAGCTGTTTGCAGAGTTCATGCTTATCCTCGATTTGAGCGCGTCGCAGAGAGTAAGGATAGAGGCGATTAAGCTCTTGATGCTTGAAGCGTTTCGAGGGGCAGACCAAGCTGGGCTCAAGCGAGTTTATAGCTTCATCAGAGATCCAGGTTTCGCTACACTCATCGAACGGCATTTCGGATTCGAAATCGTCGACGAACCGGGAGAACTTCTCCTGAGAAAGAAAGACTAATGGGCGGCAACAAAGAGGGCAAGAAAACCAACTCCATGCTCGACACGCAGAATGCCCAAAACTCTGCCGAGCAAGCCAACTACATGGGGGCCGTCAACAAGGGCCTTGCAGGATCACAGGAGCGTGCATCCGATATGTATGGCTCCATGTCCGGTGGCTATAACAAGTTCATCGAGGGGGGTGGCAACTTCGACCCAGCCAAGTATGGGGCTTCTTCCGGTGGTGGTTCCGGGGGAGATCCTGGGGGTGCTGGAGCTGCTGCTGCTGATGGCCGCTTCGGGGAGGCTGAGGGCTCCTATCGCAACTTCATGAGTGGTGGGGGCGTCGATACAGGACGCTTCAATCAGTTCCAAGGGCAACTCGGGGAACTTGCGAGTTCTGGTGGTTGGGACCAGGGTCGTCGTGACTCGATGGACGAGAACATCAAGGGGATGAAAGGGATTGCTAGTGACCCCGAAATCGCAAATCGTTTCCGTGGCAATGGAGTCTTTGACGAATTTGCCAAGACCGGGGGATACTCCGAAGGTGACATCTCCAACATCCGGTCACGTGCCAACTCTGTTATCCCTGCCTATTACGACGTGGCGAAAACTGAAGCTGGACGAATGGGTTCTGTGCAGGGTGGATACGGACCTGGGCGTTCTGCTCTCATGGCTCGCATGTCACGAGACCAGTCGCGAGGTGCCGCTGGACAAGCTCTTGACACTGAAGTCGGAATCAAGGAAAACGTCAACGCCGGTCGTCAGTGGGGTTCCGATCAGATGTCCACTGCTGAAGGAGCCCTCCAAGGAACTCGGATGAACGCGTTGACGGGGGCATCCAGCGCCGAGAGCAATATGCTCAACTCGATTGCCCAGAATCGTATCGGTGCAGCTGGGGCAGGCGGTGGCAACGAGATCGGAATGCAGGGCGTCGTGCAGAAGGGCAAGATGTTCGGCACACAGGGACTCGAGGGCATGGCTGAGAGTGCTGCCAACAGAGCCGCTTCTGCTTCTGCTGCTTCCGGCGCTGCCTCATCTCAAGCTGCTGCCGACGCTCGGTGGCGTGCTCAGTTCGACCGTGAGGGTCAGCAATATGGCCTCGAAGGAATGCAGTCTCTCTACGGCAATGCGCCTGGAGAGGTTGGCATGTATCTCGATGCCAATAACCAGGGACGCTCAGTTAACAACAGCGTTCAGGGTCGTCTCATCGACCAGCGAATGGGAAACAATCCCAAACGTGACTGGCTCGCAACCATCGGAGGTATCGCAGGAGCCGCTGGGGGAGCTATGACGGGAGCCGGAGCACTCGGTTACAAGCCCGGAGGTAGGGGATAATGGCTTTCCAGAATCCGTTTCAGTCAATGCGGCGTAGGAACATTCTTGCGCCTTCATCGTTTAATCAAGAGGGTCCATCCAAGCCGAAGATGAGCTTTGGTATCGAGGCAAAAGAGCCCGATCCCTATCAGCCTCCCAAGCAACGGACCTACGAGGATGATATCTCAGACCTCCAGAGTCAGTCTGGCCCTGGACTGGAGGCCTATAAAGACTATCTCACAAGGCTCCCAAAGAGAGAGGACAGCAAACCCGGCGTGATGACTCGTATCGCGGCGGCCCTTTCTGGAGGGGCCGCTGGACTTCGTGACCCAGGGGCGGGCATCAAGGTTGCGCAGGACGTCAACTCCTCGAGCTATCGCAATGCTCTCTCTGATTATGCTAACGAGGGCGTCGGCCTGAAAGAGCGGTCGGATATGGAGCAGGACGAGCTTGACTCGAAGTTGAAGGCCCTCACGAGCGCGCGTGCGATGGGCCTGAAATACGACGAGTTCGACCTGAAACGTCGCGAGGCTGGTAACAAGAATGCCATCGATCTCCAGAACTCCGAGTCTGGTCGAATTCGTGCCGACGCCTATGCCAAGACTCAGGGTCGTCCGCGTCATCAGTATCGTGACCAGGAAGATGGCTCTATCCTTGAAATCAATGAGGACGATGGGACGCAGAGGGTCATTCCGGGTAAGAGCCTTGCTTCTGGACAACTCGGCGTTTCCCGAGGCCAGCTCGGCGTCTCCCAAAGGAACGCTGCGACGGCTGAGGGCAATCTTGGAGTCAACAAAGACCGTGCTGCTATGTATGGTCGCGGCGTTGACGCGACCATCAAGCGTGGCGACAAGGCAGCGTCTCCTCGAGTTCAGCAGGATGCCGAGGACCGAGCCCTCACAGAGATGATGAGTGATCCGCTGTTCAAGGATTTCGTCGGTCTGGATGACAAGGGTTTCCCCGCAATCAAGGGCGACCCTGACGACCCCGACTATCAGGACTTTCTCGAAGCACTCGACGCTAAGAAGGCTGAAGTCCTGGCCGGCACTTCTCGTCGTAGAACTGGGGGTCGCTAATGCCGCAAGAAAAGGTAAGCCCGTATGAGGCAGCGCGGGCAAGAGTAGCTGCTCGTCGCGCGTCTCAACCGCCTAAGAGGTCGTGGTGGGATACTGGTAAGGATATTATCGGTGGCGTGACCGATACCATCCTGCCAAGCAAGACCCTCTCCGATTACTGGGAAGGTCCGATGGAGGTGGCTAAGCATCCCATCGAATCTGCCAAGCGCATCGGACAGAGTCTTTACGAGGGGCAGGCCGACCAGTTCCGCAAGATGAAAGAGGCTCCAACCCTCTCTGAGAAGCTGGCCTATGGAGCAGCAGGGTCGATACCACTTCTTGGTCCAATGGCTGCTGGAGCCGGCGAAGAGATCGGAAGGGGCAACTTTGCAAGGGGTGGTGGACAGGCTGCTGGTATTCTCGGTGGCTTGTATGCTGGCTCCAAGGCCAGACCAAAGGGCTCTGTCGTGGAATCTGTAGTCGAGACCCCAAAGCCACGCGCACCTCTTGGCCTCCCCGAGCGCACAGGTCCTCGTTTCTATGCTGGAGAGGCAGGAGTCGCCGACGCTACACAGACATATCGTCGACACACCGGCAATCCCAATCCCTATATCGAGAGTGGAACGCAAACTCTCTCAGACGTTGGGGAAGTCGTAACGCTGCCTCCAGAGTTAGCTGCTCAGGGATATGGGCCGCAGGGAGCACCACCTATCTCTGTTGGCAAGCAGAGGACGAGGCTTGCCCAATCTGAGTTCGAGCGAATCCAGGCAGAGAAGGCTCGTCGTCCTAAGATGGGAGCGCAAATCGGTGGACGAGAGCGTCTGAACATGGACGTTGAGGCTATCGGGGGAGAAGGCTTCTCTGAAGCTGGTCCATCACGTCAGCCACCTGGTATTCCCTCACAAGAGAAGCTCGTGCCGCAACGTCCACGGGAAGCTTACTATCCCAAGGAAGACCCAAACGTCCCTGGCATCGGAAACGTGGAGCCTGTGGGCCAGCAGGGTCCAAGAGAGATTCGACTCCCAGCGGGTCATCAGTCAGCTCTCCGCAAGATGGGTGTGCCTGAAGACAAGATTCGCACGATGTCGATGACGCAAGCTGACGCGGTGCTCAAGTCGACGGGGGCAGCTCCTATTGTTGGTGAACAGCCCAATGCGCGCCTTACTCAAAAGCGTAATCGCGTCGGTGATAAGGTGCCCGAGTTAAAGGACACCCCGATGGCCGCTGTTGCTGAGCAGGTCAAGGCAGACCTCACAACGGGCACACAGAACAAGCGTCCCTATCAAGGTCTCACCGACAACGACTTGATGACCCTCGGTGCTCGTGGAGATGCGAGTGCCATTAAGGAGATGATTGGTCGGAAGCGAGGAGAATATCAGCGCGTCACACCCGGCGCTCCTCTCAAAACTCGTCCGGGTGATGTTGCCCCTTTCGATAAACCCGCGTCTGCTCCCGTAAAGGATGCCGGTGCGGGTATCTCTGCTAAGTATGCCTTTGAGCAGCCTGATGAGTATGGACGTCCCACCTCTATCTATAACATTGAGGGCGGGCCTCAGCATGGGTCTTCCGTCACTGCTCAGACGCTTCAGGGGATGGGCATAGCAGTCCCTGAGAAGACTGCTCCGATGGCTAAGCCTTTGACTCTTGCTGAGAGAATGAAAAGTGAGTCAGGCCACGCACTCCTCGAACGCAAGCCCTACAAACCCATCGACTTCGACAAGCCTCTACCGGCATCGGAGAAGGGCAATATCTTTCATCGAACTGTCAACGAAAAGTTCGATACCAACTTCGGAAATTGGGTCAACGCTAGGAATGCGTCCAAGGTCGAAGGAGTCATCAAGCGTCGAGAGTTTGCTGACCTCGATGCGGCTGGCTTCGACGGCATTACTGCGTTCCAAGAGGGGCTTCTCACAGAGGGCCGCTTCAAGGACATCAAGACTTATTTCGACAAGAAGCATGAGCAGCTAAGCGCAGCAGGGGTCAAGCTTGGCTTCCGTGAGAACTACCTGCCACAGCTCTGGGAGAACCCTGCCGACGAGGTCTTTGCTGTATCCAAACGGCTGGGACTTAAGCCTACGTTTTCACTGGAGCGCGTCCTCGAGAACTATAAGGCGGGAATTGCCGAGGGTCTAAAGCCCAAATACAAGAACATCGGTGAGCTGATGGGCTGGTATGAGGGGCGCGCGAACAAGGCCATCGCCGACCGTCTTTTTTTCGATCATCTGCGAGAGTCCAAACAGATTCTTCCCGAGGGCAAAGCTCCTTCCGAGTGGTCAACCATCAATCCTGACCATTTCCCCGTGCAAAAATTCAAGACGGCACGAGGGGAGCACGTCACGAAGAACTACAAGGCCCCATCGGACATCGCAAAGGCCATCAACAACTACTTAGGCGAAGGACATGAGGCGTTCAAGTGGCTCGGGGACAAAGCGAGCATTACTAAGAACATCGTCCTCTCATCAGGTATCCCAGGCACCGCCATAAACGCGCACGGTTTCAACATCTCAGCTCGTAACGTGATGGCAAATGGTGTTGTCAGCGGTGGAACTCAAGCTCTCAAGTATCTCATTAACACTGGCGCAGACAACCCCATCGCACGGGGCATCGAGAAGATATCGCCGTGGGAGTCCGCTCGCAAGTTCTTCGACGAGAATCTAAGGGATGCTGCCGACGCTGCTCATCATGGCCTGACCGTTATGACTGAGGACCATGTGATGGGTGAAAAGGGCTCTGCCCATCTTCTTCGAGAGGCTAAGACTGCCCCTGGTAAGCTCGCCAACAAGGGATTCAATGCTTTCCTCAAAACTCAGGGGAAGTATTTTGAAGACCCTCTGTTTCAGCATGTCGTTCCCGCCCTGAAAGTCAAGCACTGGAGGGGAATGGCTCAAGACATGATGAAGCAGGGTGTCAAAGAGGTCGATGCGAAGAAAGCCGCGGCTGCTGCTACGAACGAGATCTATGGTGGCATCAACTGGGAAGCCATGCAGAGGAGCCGAGACATCCAGAACCTCATGCGGGGTATCGTCCTTGCACCGGACTGGTTTGAGACCCAGTATCGTATCGGTAAGGGGATGGGAAATACTCTTCGTGACCCAACAAATCCGAGGGGCCTGAGCTATAAGCGTATCGCTGCCAATCTCGTGGCTGCCTACGTTGCTGCTGACGTCATCAACTACAGCATCAACAAGAAGCACATGTGGGATAACGAGACGGGTCACGCGCTCGACATCAAGGC